CTTTTCTGCTCAATAGATGCAACGGCATTTGATAATATATGTTCTAACTCATCTAGAATAGATCTAGTTGGTAATCACTTAATAGATGAATTATCAGGGGATAAAGATTTAGCTAATCCTGCTATTAACTTCTTAAGTTATGATCAGGCTTTAGTTCAGGATTCATTATACACACAAAACGTTGTAGGCCTAACCGGTAACGGTACAGGACTTACAGGTGCTGGTGCAACTGGATCAATTACAGTTGGTACTCTATTTACACTTATAGGAAGTGGATTAGGAGCTACTGCTGGTGTTATCAATGGATCTTTTGATACTTATGATTCATCACTATATGATGGTGGATTACACTATCTTCAAACAAAAGCGGGCGTTACTGGCACAACTGGTGGATTCCAAACAGTAGCACAAAAAACTGCTCTTAAAGAATTTTTAACAGTAAGCAGTTCGGATGATCAAAAATTTGTTGTTGGTGTGGTTACCGGTATTACCGCTGGTACTACAGGTGATCTTGTTAGCCAATTTTATAACAACGGTTTAGTAAGATTAAAGGTTACTGGAACTAGCGAAGTTTCTGGAGAGCTTAGAATATCATGGAGTCATCCATTAGATACATCTTTCTATAGATCACAAGGGATATTGGTTAGCCCTACATATAGTGCATCTACTTATACGATATCAGGTGCTTCTGGAAGTAACCAAAAAACTTGGACCAACCCTTATTTATTTGGTGTTGCAGATTCAATTAACACCGTTACTGGAGTTTCTACACCAGGTGGTGTTACTGGACCTAATGCTACCACCGGTACTTCTACAGTATTAAGAGGTTACAACGGATCACAATTATTCCAAGATGCTAAATATGCTAAACTTACAGACGGATCTTCTATATGGTTAAATTCTACAGGCTCCTCTCAAAACTATTTAACATTTGAAGCTGGAGTAGATAGAGATCAATTTAACTATGTTGATGTTAGATCACATACTTCTGATTCTTTAGCAGATTCATCTATTAACAATATAGTTGGTTTTGGGTCAACTTATGCTAGTAATAATATAGGATCATCAGTTTCTTATAATAAATTCGACATTGTATCAGAAAATGGTAACATTAATTCTTTCATAAATTGTACTAGAATAGATTCTACATCATTCACCGTTACGGAGGATTCAGCAGGAACCGTACCTTTCTCAGTTGGCGATTTGGCTGTTTCTACAGATCTTGATATTTGTATACCAACTTCTGGTAACAGACAAAGCAGATTAACTAAAATTACTGCAGTTTCTAAAACATCAGTTTCTGGGGTATACACAGTTAAAGCAGCAAGACCAATACTTTATTATTCAGGAGTAAGTGGAACAACAAGAGTTCAGAAATTCAAATCTATTGCTCAATTCACAAACTCTTTCGATTTCACTTATCTTGGTGGATTCACAATGAAGCAATCACATAGACCAAATGGTACAGATGCTAGGGTTAATGAAATACTTGATGTTTTATATAGCACTAATATAGCTAAAACATTAGCTCAAAAGCAAGTTATTTCTTTCAGATATATTATCGATACTTTTAATGGTGTAATATTACCAGAATCTAAATATCAATTAAGTAGACTTGCGCAATTAAGAGGACAAGCTTTAGCAATTATAAATGCTCCTTCTATAGCTCAATTTAAATCTAGTACAAATCCTAGATTCACTGACGAGCCTACAGCAACAAATCCATATCCTATCGTACAAACTAGGTACATAGTAGAAGGTGGTAATCTATCTCTTAATCCTTCTATAGTATTCAGTTTACCTACTGAAGGAGATGGTGCTAAATTTGCTGCTTTTTACAGTCCATATATTACTATAAGAGAGAACAATAAAAATGTAAGCGTTCCTCCAGCAGCTTTAGTTTCTAATAATTTCGTTAGAAAGTTTGCAAACGGAGAACCTTATGCAATCATAGCTGGACAGAAAAGAGGAACATTAAGTGGTGGAAATATCATAGGTGTAGAATATGACTACACTGATGACGATAGAGCAAATCTTGAACCATTTGGTATTAATCCAATAGTTAAGAGAAAAGGTACAGGCGTAGTTATCTTCGGTAACCAAACTGCTTACCAACAAGTAAACTCAGCTTTCAACTTAGTACACGTTAGAGATCTTTTAATCAGCGTTGAAAGCGACGTAGAGTCAATCTTAGCTAACTACTTATTTGATTTTAACGATGATTCTATCAGATTAGAGATTAAGACATTGGTAGATAACTACTTAGATGGAGTTAGAGCAGGGGGTGGAATATATGCTTATCAAACAATTATGGATTCTTCTAATAACACACCATCTATCATTGATATGAATATGGGTATTATAGATATAATCATCGAACCTGCTAGAGGAATTCAGAAGTTCATAAACAGAATTACTGTTACGAAAATAGGCGGTATAGCAGCAGGAGGATTCATTCAATTCGGATAATATCTAAGATTTTATCCTTTTTGAAAATATAAGATAAATATAAAAACATGGCAGGATTATCACATTATCAGAACTCAATCTCAGCGGTAAACAGGTTTGAACCTGTTTTCTTAAACCAATTCGAGGTTACAATTTTACCACCTGCGGCGGTTCCTGGAGGAGAAATACTTCTACAGCACGTTACTAAAGTTAGTGGTCTTTCTCTGAATAAGAATCCAGGTGTAGTTACTCAGAAGTACAAATTTGCTAAAAGAAACTACGCTGGAGCTAAACCGGATCAAACCTATATGGATTTAAGCTTAAGTTTTACTGTGAACTTAAACGATGCTAATTCTATGTATGTTTTTAAAACATTGAGACAGTGGAGTGATTTGATTTACAATCCTTTGACAGGTGCTATGGGTTTAAAGAATGATTACGTTGGAACTATAGTAGTCTCTATGTTTAATAAGGCAGGTGACGTTTATAGAAGAATAACATGTAAGGACACATTTCCGACTAAACCGTTAAGCGCTATGAATCTAAACTATACAGCACTAGAGATTTACAAAGTGAATGATATGGCATGGGCGGTTGATTACTGGGAAGATTTATTCCTATAAAAATATTAAATAAATAAATGGCAGGTTTACCACATTTTACTAATTCCAGAGCGGCGATAAACAACTTCGAACCGGTATTTTTAAACCAATTTGAAGTTTTAATAACACCTCCAGCGGGTATTATTGATGCTAATACAACCTTTAAAGGTGAAAGCATATTAACCCAACAGGTTAAATCTATAAGTGGATTAGCAGTAGATATCTTACCGGCAAACTCTGTTGAACAAACATATAAATTCGCTACCCGTAGGTATGCAGGTGGCGAACCTCAAACGAGTGATATGACATTATCTATGGAATTTGAAGTTAACTTGAATAACCAAAATTCTATGACTGTTTATAAAGTTCTTAGACAATGGTCAGATCTTATCTATAACCCATTAACTGGTGCTATGGGGATAAAATCAGATTATGTTGGATCAATGGTTATATCAGTATTTAATAAAAGAGGAGACGTTTTCAGAAGAATAAGAATACCATCATGTTTCATAAACGAAGCTATAAATACAATGGAATTGGATTACGAGACAGCTTCTATCTACACATTAACAACAAGCTGGATTTGCGACTACTGGGAAGATCTATTTATATAATAGCATAAAATATTTACATCTAAAGAGGCCAATTTGGCCTCTTTTTTTGTTTTGTGGTATATAATAGGTAAAAAACTTTTTATCTATGAATATGATGAATCTATCTCCAGAAGAGATACTTAAAAGGAAAGAAATCGAGGGTGGATTAGAGTATGATGAAACCGACTCCACCGTTACCAATCAACAACAAGTAAGCGAATCTGTGCCTGTTTCCCCACAGCCACAAATCAATCCTACTGTTAGCACAAATCAGTCCCAACCTATTTCTGAAAAAATCCCAAGTCCATCTTTACCAAAACAACAGATGGAAAGTGAAACACAAAGACCCACTTCCTTTGGTAAATCCCAAACATATGCTCAAAATATTGCATCTGAGAATGGGTGGAAAAATATACCGGTAGACGTTTTACCGACTGAGGGTTTTTACTATCCCTATGGGACAAGAATAGCTATTCGTGCAGCTGAAGTAAGGGAGATTAGACACTTCTCTACTATTGATGATGATGATAGATTGGACATAGAGGAAAAGCTTAGTTACGTGCTCGATAGGTGTCTTAGAATGGATTTTCCAAATGAGGGTGTTATATCATATAAGGATCTAAAACAAGAAGACAGATTTTTTCTTATTCTGGCGATAAGGGATTTAACTTTTGTTAAGGGTGAGAATTCTATACTTCTTAAAACTAAAAAGAAATGTAACGAAACACCAGAATGCCCATTTAATAACGGAATAGAACTTAGAACAGGAGCTTTATCGTCTTATAAAATAGAGGATAAAATAATGAAATACTATAATAACGAAACAGGTTCTTTTATTTTTACCATTAAAAAAACAGGTAAAAAAGTTGAAATGTTTATTCCTAGCATAGGTATAACTCAGGCAATATCTTCTTACGTAGGAGAAGCTGCTAGAATGAGCGTAGTTATTGATCCCGGATTTCTACAAATATCACCGTTCCTTTTTAATGACTGGAGAGATTTAACTTTTGATCAGTTCGTCAATAAAATGAGAGAATGTGACTATTGGTCTAAAGAGGAGTATAGCGTTCTTTTTGAACTTTCCCAAAGAATAAAGGTTGGAACTAAAATGGAGGCAAAACAAAATTGTCCGGTTTGCGGTGGAATGGAGGTCACCGCAGATATCACATTTCCCCAAGGGATACGATCTCTTTTCCTTATTTCAGATATCTTTGGAGAACTTCTTTGATGTTAAATTTAGGCTTTGGAAAGAACATAATTTATCACTTGATTGGATAGAAGCAATACCATTTTACGAATATCAGATATGGGTTGATAAATTAAATGAGTTAATAGAAAAACAGAACCAAGATTCTATTGAAAAAGATGGTAAGAAACAAGTATTTAGTTTTAGTAAATGATAAAATTAAATATATAGAGGGAATTAATAAAACTAATGGCAAACGAGATAGACCAAAAAGTTATATCCCAGTTACTTGATTTTAGTCGTAGTGTAGAAACACTAACCGAAACTGTTGAAAAAAGCATAAATTCAACTGATAATCTAGTGGGGTCTCAAGACAGATTCGGTAAAAAGATAGACGCTTTTACTGAGGTAATTAATGGTCCCATTCAGAAAATTAATCAAAGCTTTTCTAAACCTCCATCAAATGATATATTGGGGGCTTTCCAAGAAGGGGGAATAGCAAAAGATAAAGGGAAGTATCTGGTTGGTGAAAACGGTCCAGAACTAGTTGATCTACCTAAAGGATCCGCAGTAATACCTCTTAATATAAAGGATTTAATAGAGGGTATATCTAAAATACCTGAGCTATCCGATATTGCTAAAGAGAA